CACACCAATTGATTGACCCCGCTTCGGCGGGGTTTTTCGTTGTGAAGTTAATTTCACTGACCGCCATACGTCGTATAAAGTACGGCAGCCATACCTCAGCCCTGTAGCCGCCACACCCTCGCGTCCCCATCCCAGCCATCGCGCACCACCCCGCCTTGCCGCTCCAGCCTGTGCAGCATCTTCCGCACGGCTGACAGGATGGCTTTCGGGTCCGGCTCGTGGTCGTCGTGCAGCTTGAACAGGGGCGCTACCGCCTCCGCAAGCTGGGTGGTCGTGGCGGCGCCAGTAGAGCGCAGCGCGGCGAAGATGGCCCGATGCCGCGCTAGAACGTCCGCCCGCTTTGCGCGGGGCGTGGTGGCCCGCTGCAGGGGCTTCACCTTGTGACCGTCCGTTACGCCGAACATCGCCAACACGGCGTCTAGATGGCCTAGATCGCGATCCACTGCGGCCAGGTGCTCGACGGCGCGGACGCGCTCGCCTGCCATCTCGGCGCGTTTCGTAAGCAGCCCAGCTATGGTAAGCTTGTAGCTGTCGGTTCGGGTGGCGCGGTGCTTTCGTTCCATGCGCCCATTATCGCGCTAGTCGGCTGTTCCGCCTACCTTTTCCATGGTGCATCTGCTACATAAGGGCGCACAGATGAATGGCGTCCGGCGCCACCATTCGCCTGCCATAGACCGGCGAGACCGGGTTGGCCGCCGCGTCGAAGACCGGCGAGGCCGGGTCCCAATGCTCCAGATGCGCTTCGACGAAGCGGCGCTGGGCGAGATCGTCACGGCCACCCGCCGAGAAATGCGGCGTGTAGCTCTCCGATGATTTCGGATCGACGAAGACATTCGGCTGGTTGGCGCCCTTGTCGATCGCCGGGCAGCCGAGTTCGGTGAACCAGATCGGCTTGCCCATCGGCAACCAGGGCGATGTTCCGGCGATCTCAACGCCGCCGCGCCGCTCGACATGCGGGTTCGCCCACCACCCTGCCAGATCCTTGGCGCGATAGACCCAGGGCTTGCCATGGGCACCGTCGGTGATCGGCGTGCGCAGCCCCGCCCCGCGATCACCCGCGCTGGCATAGTACCAGTCGAAATATTCGCCGCCGGCGATGCCGCCCCGCAGGGCCGCCCGGTCATACTGCGAGGGCGTTTCATCCGCCGCCGCATCCTCGCTTGCGTCCCGCAGATCGGCGAGCGGCAGGTAATTGTCGATGCCGACCACGTCGATCGCTGGCGAGGTCCAGAGCGGATCGAGATTGTAGAAGACGTCGCCCGAACCATCCGTCGGCTGGTAGCCGGCATATTCGCTCCAATCGGCTGCATAGGTGACGACCGCGCCCGGCAGCATCCCCTTCACGGCTTCGGCAATCGCGATCAGACCCTCGACAAAGGGAAACGCCCCGGTCTCGTCCCGAAGGCGGGTCAGGCCGCGCATTTCCGAGCCGATGACGAAGGCGTCGACGCCGGCCAGGGCCGCCAGCGCCGCCTGGTGGAAGATCATCCGGCGATACGACCATTCCGCCGGCCCCGAATAGACGACCTCTCCGCCCGCGACGGAGAAATGCTCCGGCCCCGCCGTCCCGAGAAAGGCCGCGATGGCGGCGCGGGCCGCCGCCGTGCCGTCGGTCGAGCCGGCCCGGCCCGGTTCCAGATCCAGAGTCATCCGGCCGCGCCAGGGAAACGCCGCCTGTTCGCCTGCGCCATAGGGATCGGGCAGACCGTTGCCCGGCGGCACGTCCATCAGGACGAACGGATAATAGGTGACCGCCAGCCCCCGTGCCTTCAGATCGGCGATCGCGCGCAGCACGCTCCGGTCGCTCGGCGTGCCGCCGAAGGCCGGCCCGCCATCGACGCGGCTGACCAGCCGTGCCCCACCGCGACCGACGCCGCCCGCCCGCCAGGCCTCGGTCTCGTCGCGCGTGCCGATCTCGATCCCCGGCCGCAAAATGCAGTGCCCGGCCCGCAGATCGTCGCCAAACCAGGACACCACCAGCGCCGCCCGCTCCAGCGCCGGGCACAGTGTCTCCAGCTCGTCCAGCGACGCGGTCCAGTCACTCGGTCCGAACAGCATGTTGCGGTTGACCAGCCGATCCTCGCCCGGCCCCAGCCGCTCGCGCACCGGCAGCGGATCGAGCCCGTGCTCGCTGGCGCCGGGAATGATGGTGACGGCACGGATCTGCGTTTCCATCTGCCCGACCGGACGCAGGATCTCGCAGGTGATCTGCGGCAGCCGGTTGCCCCAGCGTTCCAGCGGCAGCCGCTTGAAGACAAGATAGGCTAGGCCCCGATAGGCCGGCGCGTTGCCCGCTCCCTGCCGCGCTTCGATCAATGGATCGGGCGCCTGGGTCTCGTTCCCCGGATAGACGCGGTGGACGATCTGCTCGCGGTCGATTTCCTCGCCATCCGCCCAGATCCGGCGAATGCCGGCGATCGGCCCCTCGCACAGGCCGACGGCGACATTGCCGTAATAGCTGTAGGTCGTGCTCTCGACCTTCGGGCCGCCGCCCTTGCCGCCGCGGCGCTCGGTGGCCGAATCCTCTTCGAAGCGCGTCGCCCAGATCACCTGCCCCGCCACCCGCGCCGTGCCGTAGACCCGCGGAATGCCGGCGCCCTCGTCGGCGCCCATGATCCGGCTCTCCGTCAGGCGCGGCCCTTCCGTCCGCTTCGTCGTGCCGAACAGCGCCGCGTCGATCGAGGCGCCCGCCAGGGCACCGGCCGCGCGGCCGAGCACCGCGCCGAACGGCCCGCCCAGAACGCCGCCGACGAGACCGCCGGCCGCCTGCAACAGGATCGTCGCCATGGTCTACTCCGGAAAGCGAAAGGCGCCGGCAATGCAGCGCGTCCAGGCATGCGGCATCGGCGAGGAAACGACCGAAGCCCCCTCATAGGCGTGGATCAGCCGATCCCCCGCATCGAGAATGCCGCAATGGGTGGCCGGCGCGCCGACCCGCCAGCGAAACAGCAGGGCGTCGCCGGGCCGGGCATCGGCGCGGGCGATCTCCCGCAGATGCCGCCGCGCGCCCTGCAGCAGCCGGTCCGGCCCCGAACGCGTCACCCAGTCGACCCGGTAGGGTCCCGGATCCTCCGGTTCGGCGCCATGCAGCTCGCGCCAGACCCCGCGCAGCAGGCCGAGGCAGTCACAGCCGACGCCCCGCCGGCTGCCCTGATGGCGATAGGGCGTTCCTAGAAAACGCCGCGCCGCGATCAGCGCCGGCGGCAACCGCGCATCGGCGGCCGGCTTGCCGCCATCGGCATCAGCCTCGCGCGGGTCCACCTGCACCGGGCTCATGGCACCACCGGCGCGCCGTCATGGCGCCCGTCGCTCTTGGCAATCGCCAGCGCCGCATCGCCGCCCGGCATGTGCGGAAAGCCGCGAAAGTTCACCGCATTGCCGAACCGGTCGCGGCAGGTGGCAAAGCGCTTGTCGCAGCCCTGCACCACCCGCACCGCGTCCCCCGGCGACGGCGTGACCCCCAGCGCCTCCGCCAGCACCAGCGTGACCGTCCCCTCGTCGCCCGTCATGGCCGAGACGATGTCGGCCCCGAGCCCCTCGGCCATTCCGCCCAGCACCGTCAGCCGGCCGTTCTGGAACAGCGTCGGCGCACCGCCGAGCGTGCCGTCGACGACCATTCGCGATCCCTCGCCGCCCACGACAGTCGTCTCGATGGTGTAGGGCGCCGCCGAGGCCGAGAAGCCGCAGCGCGCATCACCGAACACCGCATCGCATCGCCGCCGGTAGATCCGTCCGCGCACCCGGTCGAGCTGCGCCGCGACGCCCCGCAGTTCGGCGGCAAATCCGGTCTCGCCGCGCTTCACTTCGCCCAGTTCCGCGACGTCGATGAGGACGTGATCCTCCGGGCTCTGCCAGTTGACGACGAAGGTCTCGATCCGCGCCGCGTCGTAGCGACCTGCCCGAATGTCGGCCTCGTCGATGGCAGCGGAATCCAGCGCTCCCTCAACCTCGCGGCTGGCCGCCGCCAGCCCCAGCATCTCCTCGGCCTCGCTGCCGCTCAGCCCCGTCGCCGCCTCGAAGCGGGTTCCAGCAAGAACCAGCGCCGCATCGTGATCGGTGAAGCCCAGCACCACGCCGTCCCGGCGGGTCAGGCGCCAGCAATGGACGAGCGTCGTCTGCGGTCCCTGCAGATGCGCCGCCAGCTCCGGAGAAACCTGTCTCATGGGCGCACCTCGATCAGCGGGATGGACGGAATTTCCCCGGCTTCGAAGGCCGCGACGTTCACGGTCAGCTGGTCCATGTCGAACCGCACCGGCACGTCGAAATCGTAGCCGGCGGTGATCGCCGCGCCCTCGGCCGGCGGGGCGGCGAAGGCGACGATCCCCGTCGCCGGGTCGACGGCCATGCCTACCGCGACCTCGCTGCCGTCCACCGCGATGCGGACCGTGTCCCCGGCCGGCTTGGCGATCGGCCGGACATAGGCCTCGGTGCCCAGGCCATAGCGCTTCACCAGCGCAAACTCCGTCGTCACCCCGTCGCCCACACCGATCGCCTGGTCGAGGGCGCTCGGGCTCCCCCCATAGGCGCAGGACCGCCAGTCCAGCGGATCGCGAAAGCGGAACCCCGTCGGCCGGCCCCGCCGCGCCTCGAAGAAATCCAGCACCGCCACGAGATCGGCGAGGCTGCGCACGCCGGACCCCGCATCGTAGCGGCGCACGGAATGGCGATGGCGCTGGTTGCGATGCTCGAAGCCCGTCGACAGCCGCACGATCTCCGTGCGCCGCTCCGGCCCGCCGCTGGTCCCGAAGGACACGCGCAGCGGAAACCGCGCCTCGCTGAAGGCTTCGATCGCCATGGTCACAATCCCCGCCGGCCGCGGCTGGCGGCCCGCGCCAGCATCGCCTGGATCTGCGCCTCCGACCGCCGGAAGCTCGTTGCATCGGGCGTCGTCACGTTGAAGACGATGGACGGGCCGGCCGGCGCACCGGTGCTCGCCACCCCCAGCGTTCCGTCGGCGCCGCGCTGCAGCGGCAGGATCGCCTCCGCCCCGGCCTCGCCCATCAGCCCCAGCTTGCCGGCCGTCGAAAAATAGCTCGGCGCGGCGACCACGCCGCCCTTGGCGAAAGGCACGATTCCGGCCGCGGCGGGCACGCCGCCCCCACCGCCCAGCCCGCCCAGCGCATTGCCCAGCATGTTCGACGCCAGGTCCGTCAGCGGCTTCAGCGCCGCATCCAGCGCGATCGTCGAGATCCGCTGGCCGAGCTGGCGCAGCACGCCGTCGAGCGAACGCCCGCCCGTCACCGCGCCCTTCATCGCCGACGCGATCGCCGAGCCGAAGGAATTGGCGCGCTGCGTCAGGGCCCCCATTGCCTGCTCGAACCCGCTGGTATCGGCGACGATCGCGACGTTCATCGTCTCGTCCGGCTCCATCCTTTCACCTCGTCAGTTCGAAGAATCCCGGTCGGGAAAGCGCCGCATCAGGGCGGCCAGCGCAGCGCGTTCAGGCGCCTCGCCCGTCACGGCGCCGAAGGGCGCCAGCGCCGCCGCCAGTTCGCGCGGCGTCGCGGTCCAGAAGGCGCGCGGCGACAGCCGCAGCAGGCCGAGCCCCGCCTGCATCGCCTCGGTCCAGGGAAACGCCGTGCCGGGCGCCGGTCGATCCGGCACGGCGTTCAGGGGTTTGGCGGGGCCGGCTCCGGCTCCCCGTCCGGCGTGCCGAAGGCCGCGGCCAGCAATTGCGCGGCAACAGTCGCGGCACCCGCCGCCCCTCCGTCGATCCGCATGGCCGCCACCTCGGCCTCGCTGACATCGGCGCCGCCGCCGCGCAGGCCCGCCGCCAGGATCCGCGTCAGGTCGCGGGCCGACAGCCGGCCGGTGCCGAAGCGCTCCACCAGCCCGGCCAGACTGTCCGCCGCGAAGGCGTCCTCCAGTTCGGCCAGCGCCCCCAGCGTCAGGCAGAGCGTGCGCTCGCGCCCGTCGATGATCGCCGGCACCTCGCCGCGATGCCGATTGACCGCCATCGTCAGACCGCCGCGAAGGCCAGCGCGCCGGCCGATTCCAGCGTCGCCTCGAAGGTGATCTCGCCATTGTGCTCGCCGGCATATTCCAGCGCCGTCAGCTGGAATGGGCCGGTGATCGTGCCGAATTCCGGGATCGCCACCTGATACGGCACGATGTCTCCGGCGAAGAACACCTGCCGCAGGCTGGCGTCCGAGGCGGCATCCTTGAAGATGCCCGATCCCGACAGCGAGGCCCGCTGTACCCCCGCTCCGCCCAGGAGTTCCCGCCAGCGGCCGGCGCTCTCGGCGTCGGTGATGTCCACGGTCTCGGCGTTGAAGGCGATCCGCCGGGTCCGCAGCCCCGCCACGGTGACGAAACTCCCGTCCCGGTTCTCGTCCATCTTCAGGAGAAGATCCTTGCCTCTCTGTGCGGCCATTCGCGTCGTCCTTTCCGCCCCGGTGCCGGTCGGCTCCGGCCAAAGAAAAAGGCGGCCCCGAAAGACCGCCCGTGTCGATGTCGCTTGAGTGGCTGCGGGACCCCGTGCCCCGCGCCGGCTGGCCGTCAGGCCAGCGGTTCGGTCACCGCCCGGAACCGCAATATGCCGTGATAGGTGGCCGAGTCCGGTTCCTGCCGTGCCTCGGCGAACTGCAGTTGCAGATTGACCAGGTGATGGCCCTCCAGCGGCAGATGCGCGTCGTTCAGCCGGCCGGCCACCTTGTCCATGATCTCGTAGGTCTCGGCCTTGCCGCCACCCTTCGCCCAGACATGCAGGGTCAGGATGTGTTCGGAGCCGTCTTCGGTCCCGGTCGACCAGTCCACCACCGCCGTGCGGCCAAGCGTCAGATAGGGAAAGCTTGCATGTTCCGGTCTCCGGTCGAACACTTTCGGCCCGCCCAACAGCGATGTCAGCGATGGGTCTGCGGTCAGCGTCTCGAAGATCGTCGTCTGGAGTTCGGCACTGGGATGCGCCATGTCATCCTCCTCGCTCACGGATGTCTACAAGATGATATATGGCGTGCCCGTGCGTCCGCCAGACGAACTGCAACCTCTTATTCCTCGTCGCGCACTAGTGATCGCGCCGGCCCGCAAGTTCAGACCGTCGCCGGCGAACCCTGCGCATCACGCGGATCGCCGCCAGGGCCCGCATCGCCATCGTCCAGCGTGCCGAAATGCCGCGGCATGTTCGAGGTCGACGGCCAGCTCCCCGCCGGCACGGTCGAGCGCGGGCGCCCGGGCTGGCGAACCGCGCGCACCAGCCGTTCGAGCGGCAGGCGGCTGCGCAGCCGCCTGATCTCCGCCGAAATGCGCATCAGGCCTCCTCCTCGCACCGGCACACCAGAAAGCGCCCCGTCTCGTCCGGGTCGTGCACCGAGGCGATGACGAGACGCCGCGTCCCGACGCCGAAGGCCCGCCCGCGCATCACCTCCTCGCTCGAACGGCAGATCACCCGATGCGTGATCGTCGCCTCGTGACGGTCGAACCGCTCGCGTGCCGCCACGGACACCGGCTCCACATGCACCGACAGCTCCCGAAGCTCCGTCCAGTTCGTCGCCGCGCCGCCGGCGCCGTCCGGCTCCGCTTCGGGCGCCAGCAGCACCGCGCGCTTGCGCAGCAGCCCCGGATCGAGGAACAGCGGCGCCATCAGATCCGCACCCGCCGATAGGGCGCGATCAGCGACCGCGCGAGCTCCGGCATCACCGCCGGCTGTTGCCCGGGATCGACCGCCGCCCGCATCTCGTAGGACGCCGCCGCGATCACCAGCAGCGCGGTCCGCAGGTTCTCCGGCACCGCACCAGCCGCAAACCCCGCCTCGAACTCCACTTCGACGCCGTTCACCGCTGCCGCCCGCACGCCCGGCGACACCCGGATCGCCTCCACCCCCAGCGCCCGCTCGACGATCGCCTCGCCCGCGTCGAACATGACGGGCACCCCGCCCGACGCGTAGGCGGTCACGCCAGTGATCGCCCCCAGCGGCCGGCGCGCGATCTCCACCCAGCCGTCGGCCGGCACCGGATCGAGCGCCAGCCGGAATGCCCGCTGCACCAGGACCAGCCCGGCCATCGCCTCGATCGTCTCGCGCGCCGCGCGGATCAGCGCAGCGATCAGCTCGTCCTCGTCGTTTCGGTCGATCCGCGCCCAGGCTTTTGCCTCGGCCACGCTTGCCGGCTCCTCGGCCCCGCCGAGCCCCAGATCGATGATCGTCATCCGTCCCTCCGCCAAAGCAAACGGCCGGGCGTCTGCCCGGCCGTCATTCGTCTCGCCCTTCAGCCCGCCCGTCAGGCGGCGAAGTCGAGGAACTTGGCGGCGTCGAAGTCCTGGATGCCGCCGCCGACCCGCTTGGTCGTGTAGAAGAGGACGTAGGGTTTGGCCGAATAGGGATCGCGCAGGACCCGCACGCCCTGCCGGTCGACGACCAGGTAGAAGCGGCCGAAATCGCCGAAGGCGATCGCCTTCGCGTCCGTGGCGATATCCGGCATGTCCTCGGCCTCGACCGTCGGAAAGCCCATCAGCGTCGCCCGCGCCCCGGCGCTGGCCGGCGGCTGCCACAGATAATTGCCGTCGCCATCCTTCAGCTTGCGCACGCTCGCCTGGGTGCGGCGGTTCATCACGAAGCTGGCGTTCTGCCGGTAGCCGGCCTTCAGCGCATAGACGAGGTCGAGCAGGCTGTCGGCCGCCTCGCCCGGCGCAAAGCCGCCGTCGGCGCCGGTCGCCACCGTGCCCACCGATCCCCAGGCCCAGGCGCCCTCGTCCACCGTCGGATAGGTCATGAAGCCCTTCGGCTTGGCCACGCCATCGCCATTGACGAAGGCCGCGCCCTCCTGCGCCGCGAAGGCCTGTTCGACCTCGTCGCCGATCCAGCGATCGATATCCACCGCCGCATCGTCGAGCAGCGCGTTGGTCGCCGCCGGCATGGCGTAGAGTTCCATGGTCGGAAAGGCGAGTTCGGCGAGCTGCGGTGCGGTGGTCTGCGGCCGGGCATCGGCCTCGCCCACCCAGCCGGTCTGCGCGCCGTCGATCGCGAAGGGCTTCTTCAGGACGGCCGCCGACACCATGCGCACCGTCGCGATGGCGCGGATCGGCGAGATCGCCGCCAGCCGCCGGCCGATCTCGGTCTCGGTCTCGTCCGGCACCAGGAAGCCGCCATCGGCGCCGGTCAGGCTCGACATCGCCTTTTCCTCGAGCCGTCGCAGCCCCTGCTCGTCGCCGCCGCGCACATAACGCTCGAAGGCGCTGCGATGCTCGCTCGGCCCGGCCGCCGGCCGGCGCTCGCCGCCCAGCGCCGGCCGCGCCTCCTTCAGGATCAGCCGCTCGACACGCCGCTCCTGTTCGTCGAGGCTCTTGGAAATCCGGTCGACCTTTTCCTCGGTCAGGACGTCGGCGCTCATGCGCTTCTCGATCTCGCCCAGGCGCTCGTCATTGGCCTCACGAAAGCTCTCGAAGGCCTGCATGAATTCGTGAAAGGCCGCTCCGGCCTCCGGCGCATGCGCCTTGGTCTCGAGGGACGGATGGGAATGGTCGCTCATGCGGATTCTCCGTTTCGCTTCAGAAGAGTTCAGATGTCAGGCCGCAAAGCCGGTCGCGGCCCGGGCGCGCCGCGGGGCGGCATGACCCGCCGTGCTGGCCACGCCGGCCAACAGGCGTGCCCGCTCCTGCATCGGGAAGGTCACCAACGAGACCTCCCACAGATCGATGGTCACCAGCCGCCGCCGGGCCGTGCCGACGCCGCGGCGCGCCAGTCTGGTGCGAAAGCCGATGGACAGGCCGTCCAGCGCCCCCGCAGCGATCAGCCCGGCCGCCTCGCGCCCGGCCGCCGTCGCCAACGCCAGGGCGCCCTCGACATAGAGGCCGGTGCGATCCTCGCGCACATGGTGCCAGCGTCCCACGGGCCGGCCGGGATCGTGCTGCCAGAGCATACGGATACCGGCCATGCCCCGGCGCAGGACCGAGGCGGCAAAGGCGCCCGGCTCGATGATGTCGCCGGCGAGATCGGTCTCGCCGAAGATCGCCGCATAGCCGCGGATCGACCCGTCGTCGGTCACGCCGGGCCCCGTGCGGGCGCGCAGCCCGCCGGTCATCGCTTCCTCCACGGCCGGTTCTCGCCGCCGCGGAACAGCCCGTCTGCAAAGCGCGACAGCACGCCCAGCGCCCACCAGGCGAACAGGCTCGCCGAGGCCGACCCCATCAGCGCCAGCTCCAGGGCGCTCAGCGTCTGGCCGAGGTCGAGATGCTCGGCCAGCATCAGCCCGGCCGGCGGACCGAACACCACGCCGGTCACCATGCCGATCAGGAAGCGCGACGCCGCCTCGCGCCGGCCCTTCGGCAGCAGATAGGCGACCGAGATGGCCGACCCGGCCACCGCGCCGAGAATTTTCGACGCCCAGAGCGCCAGAACGGACACGGGTTCGACGTTCATCGGCACCTCCATGAAACGGTCGCGCGCCGGCCGGCCCGCTCTCACGGACCCCGGCACATGTCATGTCTGTCGATTGCAGAAGACGCCTCGGGCGCTTCCCGAGCCGCCGGTAGCCGGCTTCCCCCGCAGCGGCAGCGCCCATCCGGCTGGCGGCCCGCGCGGGAAAACCGCGCACGCCCCGTCAGCAGTCGGGCGCGATCAGGCGATCCACCACAACACGGCGCCCCAGAACAGCAGGCACACGAGCAGCAGGATCAGCCCGGCCCTGGCGCAGCCAATGGCGCCATCGTCGTCTTTCACGGCGGGCTCCTCTCGCATTCATCGAAGCCGCGACACTGCAGCTACAGACAGGCACGAGAAGGATGGCCGCATGGTTTCCACGGGCTTACCTCGCCCGGTGGTTAGCAAGGTCTTAACCAAGCATCGCGATTGCGCCGGGACGCCTCACCCCTCGGCGCCGTACCCCACCGCCTCGCGCTTTTCCGAGCGCGACAGGAAGTCTGCCGTCCCGACCCGCGCCCACAGCGCCTCGCGTTCGGCGCTCAGCCCCTCGACCCGATCGAGATCCTGCGCCAGTCGCAGGTCGGGCGCGCCGAAATGGCCGCCCAGCCAGTCGCCGATCGCCCCGGCCAGGCGGCCCGCCAGCGGCAGCACCGTCAGGCGGAAGAAGGCGCGGTTGGCCTCGGCGTAATTCGCATAGGTCAGGTCGCCGGGGATCCCCAGCAGCATCGGCGGCACGCCGAAGGCCAGCGCGATGTCCCGCGCCGCGCCGTTGCGCGCCTCGATGAAATCCATGTCCTTGGGCGATAGCGCCATCGCCTTCCAGTCGAGCCCGCCTTCCAGCAACATCGGCCGCCCGGCCCGCGCCGCCCCGGCATAACCGCTTTCGAGCTCGGCCTTCAGCCGGTCGAACTGCTCGGGCGCCAGATTGCCGCCATCGGCCGGCTGATAGACCAACGCCCCGGACGGCCGGGCCGAATTGTCGAGCAGCGCCTTGTTCCAGCGCGACGCCGCATTGTGCAAATCGAGCGCCGTCTGCGCTGCCGCCAGCGGCGAATAGCCCGCCGTTTCGGCCAGCGGATGGAACAGCCGCACGTGCAGGAGCGTCGCCGGCCGCTCGCCATTCCCCTCGGCGGCGATCCGGCGCACCGCGTGGCCGGCGCGATATTCATAGGCCTCCGGCCAGCCGTCGCTGCCCTCGACGATCCGCACCCGGTCCGGTCGCAGCGCATGCAGCGCCCGGATCTCGCCGTCGATGCCGGTCGCCTCCAGATAGGCGTTGCCCGACAGGAGCAGATGCCCGCACAGGGTCTCGGTCAGGCTCTGGCCGTCGCTCGCCAGGTTCGGCCGGCGCAGGAGGTCGAGGATCGGATGCGCCGTGATCTCCCGGCTGCCCTCGTAGAGCAGCATCGGGATCGCCGCCGCGGTCTCGGCGATCAGCCGGACCGAGCGATAGACCACCGGGTTCTGCATGAAGCCCGCCCGCGCCAGCCCCTCATAGCCGCGCTCGCTCCACCCGCCCGGATCGCCGCCGCCGGAAAACACCAGCGCCCCGCCGGCAGACCCCACGCCCTTGCGCTCCCCCGGAGCCGCCGCACGCGCACCACTCCCGCCGCCGAGCCAGTCGGCGATCCTCGTCTTCAAGCTCAT